CCTTTATTGACACCAGTATCAATCTTAACAGTATTGAACTGTGCCTTACCAGCAGATCCACCAATTACACCTGCATTATTAGTTGCATCAGCAATGAATGTGAAATAAGTTGTACTATCATCATATCCAAAGAAACCAGTCTTAGCAGCATTACCTATAAGAGTCTTATAAACAATACCACGGTCTAGGTTATCGTCAGTTGCCTGTGCAATTGTTACCTTATCACCAACAGCAAGACTTCCGTTTGTGTTTGCACTTAAAGTAAGTGTGGTTGTCTTGAATACTTTTGTATCTACTTTCTGAATAGCAGCTTTCTGAGCAGTCGTTGGAGTACCAGATGACTGAGTTGTTAAACTATTACCATTATAGAAATCATCAGAAGATGTAGAAATATTTGCTGCAAGGTCAATGGTTACAGTAGATGCAGTTTTACTAACGAATGTACCAAGTAGTGAGAATGAAGTACCATCAAAGAAATAGATGTTAGCACCAGCACTTGGGTTAGATGTTAGTGGGTTGCTACCTACATTCCACTCAATACGAACATTAGAAATTGTTGTACCACCTGCAAGTCCACTTCCTGCTGTAATAGTTGCACCTTCAACAACTGAAGATGGATTATCAATTACCAGAGTATTCTGTCCAGATGATGCAGCAGACTGTACAGTCTTAGAACTTACACTATCACCAACAGTGAATAATGGATCATTAACTGACATTTCAGTCGAGTTAACAGTTGTTGTAGTACCAGCAACTTGAAGATTACCACGGATGATAACATCACCACCAGCATCTCCAGAATCTGGGTATGGGTCGATGATTAGTTCTGTCGCAGAGTTACTATCAGTAGAAATTGTATTTCCTTTAATTCTGATATAACCAAGGTCTAATGTCGTAACATTAGTACCCATGTTAATGATGTTTGCTGCACCAGCAAAATTAACTGTAGTTGCAACTGTATTCCAAAGATTTTGTGTTGTCTGAGTACCAACTACAGTTGGATTGTTGATTGTAGCGGTTCCTGAAGTTGCACCGATATCAATCGCAGTAGCAGCACCAAATGCATTTACTGTAGTAGCATTTGCTTCGAATAGATTGAATGTTGTAGCAGTAGTAGTAAGATCTCCACCATTTATTGCAACATCACCAGTAACAGTAAGGTCGCCACCAATACTAACATCACCAGTTAAATCAAGATCGCCAGGTGTTGTTACTGTTCCATCTAGACCAACTTTAAACTTAGATGCACCACCTACCTGTAAATCCATTAACAGGGAAGTGTTAGCTGATGCAGTATTAGTTACGTTTACCTTTATCGCATCAAATTTATTACTACCATTATTCCAAGTACTTGCAATATTTAAAACTGTATCCGCAGCACTTAATGCTGGTGTTGTTATATCAACTGCACCAGAAAATGAATCAACTACAAATCTATCTGTTGAACCATCTGAAATTTTAAACTCGTTAGTTCCTACTGTAGCAGCACCTTTGAAAACATAATCTCCAGTACCATTCGTATCAAAATTTAAACTTTGGTTAGCTGTCTCTGTTGATATTGTATCTCCATCTATTCTTACGTGATCTACATTTATTCTACTTATCTTTTGTGCTGAGTCAACAATTATTGCAGAGTTAGCAGTTAAAGTACCATGTCCATGATCTAATAAGTCGGTAAAGTATTTACCACCGATTATATCTAATCCAGCAGCAACACCACCTGTTTCTGAGCCTTTACCAACAAACAGTTTACCATACGATGTAACTGTTGCTGATTGAGCGTCTGTATACGTACTAGTACCTTCAGCGTAGGCAAGTTCACCTTGGCCCAGTACCGATGACGGTGTAGCGGTTGGGTTTGCGCTCGACCTTTTAATTTTTATTCTAGTTGCCATTTGTTAATACCTGATTGGATTTAGAAATTACCACCTGTTATAATAAGACCTGCTTTCTCGACAACATTTTCAGCCTTCCAAGAAGCAGAGATTGCATCATATTGTAGCACGGCACCATCCGTTGCACCACTAACATTAACGTCTGTAAGGTTCCCTAAACCAGTAACACCAGCTGAAGAAACAGTCAGTACTTTAGGTCGATTAGATACAGTAACTTTTGTATTCATGTTACGCCTGGGTTGATTGTTACAAGACCTTCAATCACTCTAGTTTTAGTACCACCAGCGGCTGTAATAACGACATCATAAAGGTATCTTCCTTGTTCTATTGCTGCAGTTGTAGCAGCAGACATAGCAAGAGTCACTTTACCAGTACCAATGGAAACTGTAAAAGCATGAGAGGTTGAACTATAATGAGATTTTTTCATTTTAGCTGCACCTGAATAGCCAGTCAAATCCCAGAGTGCATTGAAATCATCATAGATTCCAATTTCAGCGGAGAAATCTGCTCCTTGATCAATATAGAGATTGTGTTGTGCGGCCATACGGGTTTATCGCTTATATTTATTTATAACCTAATGGTTATTTAGGTTGATTAACAAATTTTTGATCTCGTTGATCTCAGTTTTTAATGAATGTAGATCAGACTCTACGGAAGATAATCTGTCCTTTTCAGACAGTCTATGCTTATATGAAGTCATATAAGCATTGTAGTCATCAGTGTTATTGTTTATAATTGCTTTAGAAGAAGTATCCCTCGTTAAATTAGGATGTCCTTCAACTTTCATCTTTTTCATACTAAATCGCAAGTGCTAAACATCTTACATTTCTGATCTTAGGAATGTCACTCTGATCATTACCTATCATAGCAATTTTCACACTAAATTCTTTAAATTCACTCAAATCTTTTATTTCAAAATCAAAAGCCCTATATTGACTTTTAGTTTCTGATGAAGGATAATTAACAGCAGGAATTTCTACATAATTCATATCATCAAAATCGCCAGGATCACCATCCCCTCTAGTTTTAACAAATACCTTTAACTCATTAGATGAATTTCTTATACCATCAAAGAGAACTTTAACAGAAGTAGAAGTATTTTCTAAAACAACTTTCTTGGTAATGTATGCAGAATGCTTACCACCTTTTGGAAGTAATTCTGATGACAGATCTAAAGTACCATTTGCAAGAGTTTCTTTAATAATTCTATTTGAAATAGTAACTATAGAAGATCCTTCTAAATCAATAATAGGACTTAATCTATCATTTGTTGTAGATAATTCAATATTAGTATTTAAAGTACCTGAAAGACTTGCTAATGATGTATTAGCATTAATAGATGTTGCAGAAGCAATTAATTTTGGTTCATTAAGAATATTCTCTACATTATTATCAATAGTCTCATTAGTCCTTATAGTATAAGGTATTTGAGTAGCATTACCAATACTCTTACCAGTCAAACTATCAATAGTAAAGTTAGCTGTAGTTTCTATAGGAACAAAAGATTTTAATTTTGGTTCTATTGATTGATATGCAATATTTCTAGATCCAAGAACTTTATCTCCACCAGTTTGTAAAGTAGAATTAGCTTTAGTAGTTGTTGTAACTTGGTACTCATCCATATTAATAACAGCAGTTATTGTATGAGTTTTATTTAATTCTTGTAATGGAATACCATTTAGTTGATAACATTGAACAACAGCATCTTTACTATGAGTTGATGCTGTTGTTTCTAATACACCACGTACACAACCAGTTAATCCAGTAGAAGTAGTTCCAGTATATGAAATTATTTCATCACCAATCTTAATATATCCTACATTTGTTTCTGATATACTCTGATTATCTATATGATTCCACCATTTAGTAGTACCAACATTAAAAACATTATTAGAAAGATCTGTTAAAAGTATTTCTGTAGCATTAACAGTAAGAGATGAAGTTAATTTAACATTCAAAGTATCTGATACAATATTACTAAATGTCACTTGATCCCCAACGGTATGCATACCATGATTAGGATGTTTAACATTAATTACAGATGAATTATTAGTAAGTGTAAATGGATTATTTGGTAAAGATGATAGAGGAATTGGTTTGTTATTTAATATAGCTGTATAACTTGTATTTGGAGTAAATTTACATCTGTTTAAAGTAAATTTAATATCTTCATACTGATCTGATATCCAAGTTTTATCGTTAGCAGACTTAAATAATACTCCTGTTGCTGGCTGTTTATCAATCACAAATCCAGTAGAAACATCCTTCTCACCTAATCTAGAAACCCATACATTATATGATTTCGATATACTCTTAACCACAAATACATAATCAGTTTTATCACTCAAATAAACAGGTTTCTTAAATGTAAATCTTGTTGACTTACTAGCATCATCTGATATCTGAATTGAAGCAGCAGGAACTATTGCTTTACCAGATGGAACTATAATGTCAGTTGGAACACCATTTTCAACAGTTCTTATTTCTATAGTAACTGGAGCTGTAGTAGCTTTACTATAGAAGAAAAGATCTATAGAACTTACAAATACTCCACCCTTATCACTAATAAAGAATGATTGTGCAAGAGGATCGCAATTTCTCCTTGGTGGAGGAGGATCAGGAACAAAGAAACTTCTAGAATCATTAATTGCGACAGTAGTAACTTCAGGAACTTCTATTGAAGTAATTGTTGCACTAACTTCTAAACTTGTTCCTTGTGTATAATAATTACTTGATGCATAAGATCCACTAAGTCCTAAAATCTTTACATTATTAATATCATCAGCAAGAGAGAATGTAAGATCACCAGTTTCAAATGTTCTAGGAGGAAGTAAAACAAATGCTTCTAATATACCAGTTTCATTTGATTTTAAAGTCTGTTGAGTTAAAGATTCTGCTGTAGCACCAGAACTCAATCCTCTAATTCTAAACTTAACACCAATCTCGCCAGGATTTATATCAGAATCATCTAAAGATCTGATACTATCAATTGCTAAACTATTAGTAGAACCTGTGTATGCATTTGTAAAATCAGATGTAGGAGTTAAATTTGTAAATACATTTGGATTCTGTACAGTAGCTCTAATTCCTTCAATTACTTGAGGTCTTACAACATTATCATCATATATTGGTGTAATCTCTACTGTTTCTCCTATAACAAATGAAACACCATTATTATTAGTTAAACCTGTTAATAATTTAGGATATGCTATATTATCTGCATTTACATCATCTATATGGAAATGGAATTTAGTATTTGGTTTAAGACTTTCAGTTTTAACACTAACTACTCTAGATCTACTAAATCTAACATCAGTTACTTTATCAATTGTATCACCACTTTCTATATCAAAATTCAATGATCCAAGAACATCTTGTTGACCACTCCTTACCTGATTGACAGTAGTACCACCGCCACCTCTTGAAGTTGATGATGTAGTCCAAGAACCCCATTCTTCAGCACCTGCACCTATTTCATCCCAAAGGAACTTATAACTATCTACAAGATTAATACTTTGACCTTCTTTAATTTCTCTTACTGTATCATACCAAATATCTTTCTTTGGTATAATTTCCATTTCACCCAACCAAGTAAATACTTCAAATGGTTGTAAATTTTCTACTCTACTAGCATACCCAGAAGTAATATATGAAGTTTCTGTATATGGAATAGTTATATACCCAGAAGTATTTCCTGTTTCTCCAGATGTTAACTTAGTTGTACTATCTGTATTATATGTAAATCCAACACCAGTTACATATGGATATGGTCTTGCTAGATTATTATCTAAATCAATAGATGCAGTATAATTTGGATTAGAAAGATCAGCAACATCAGTATTAATAAAACTATCTACAACAAATCCATTTTTAAATCTATTTCTACCTTCTCCATCAAGAATATTTAAATTAACTGTATTATTCTCCAATAAATTTAATGAAGAATATTTTTCAACATTAGATAATCTGGTTTCCAATCTACCAATATCTTTCATAGTATAATTTCTATTTCTCTCTAATTTTATACTAGCATCTCTAACATCTTTAAGATATGGAGGTAAAGTTAATGTTGCTATATGTAATCCAACAGAATCATCCTCAGTTTCTTGAGGAGTTATAGAATCAGCACCTTTAACAACTTGTATATCACCATCTGGTGTTAAATATACATTATCAATTCTTCCCAAATAGAAAGAATAATCAAGAGTTATTAATTCAGTTGGCCAAGCAAATTTTTGAGAAGTTGATATAGTTTTACTATCCATTAATAATGGATTTGTATTCTGATCTTTATAAGGAGTTCCAATAGTACCACTACCAGTTGTACCATTTTCTATAACATATCTAAAATCTATTATATCTGCATATGAATTATAATTATATGATAATGGGGTATCTCCATAAGTTATATCATATGATTCTTTAGAATAAAAATCATTATTTAAATTTGCATGATCAAAATGATCATACACAACTACAAACCTTTGTGTAGGTGTTGCAGCATTTGTTTTTCTTACTAACTTAGATGGTCTATAAAAATTATCAGTATCATTTTTCACCAATATATAATCATCAGTTATATCTCTATATCTACCATAGTATGATTCTCTAATGAATACACCAGCTGCAACTGAATTAGTTGGCACATTAACTGAAAGTGCAAGATTAGTACCACTTTGGAATTTTGTTGTACTGATATATTTAACATATACTAAATCATCAGAACCTTTACTTATTACTCTTGCCCTAATTAAACCAGATACAATAAGATCACCTACATTTATATTAAGGGACGAATTTAATTTAAGTGAATCAAATAACACCTCAGCACCACTAGAACCTTCAACTACTGATTCGTGAATAGCATGAATCTTAAATACATCTTGTTTACCTAAAGATATATCTTTATCAACAAATCTAGTTCCATATGCATGATTACTAGCATCTTTATTTTTATTTACCTCAAATATCTTATATGTCTCTGTATTCTTTGTTTTAATCTTAGATACTGATACTCTAGATTTCCAATATATATTGATAGTAGCACTAGTTGCTAAACCAGATATCTTAACTATATTTGGAAAATTTACATCTGGATTAGTTACTGTAATACTAGTATCTCTTTCAGTTGTTCCTAATACAACAATACTATCTTTATCTATTATTTCACCAGCACCAACAGTGAGAGTATATTCTCCAGAAGCATCAGAAGTTTGACTAGTAAGATATCCTGATGTATAATGACTATAATCTTTTGTTGTTGCAATAGGATTTGTATAGACTTTAGATGTTAAACCAGTATCAGATTTATATAATTTAGTAACGTATTTTTTAACATCATAATAAGTTCCGTTAACACCAGAAGCATCTAATGTTAATGCAGTATTACTATTACCACTGTCGCCAAGAGCACCAACTTCATGTTGTACTTCACCAATTCTTATTTTAGATAAAGAAGATAATTCGTTCCTAAAATTAGATCCTATACCAGTAAAAGCAGTACCAGCAATCTTGAATGAAGCACCAGTTAAATTAACTGTATCTTGTAAAATTGTACCCAAGAATGAATTAGATCCAGTACCTGATGTTATTGTTCTAATATCTTCTAATTTATTTAATGCATGATTTGTGATAGTTGGTAAAGTAGCAGCAGTATATCTACTTTGTGATAAAGTTTCACCTGTACTAAATGTACCACTAACCTGATATATTGTAAGAGTACTTCCAGATACAGACTTAACATATGCTGTAGCACCACTAGTTTGTCCAGTAATATAATCACCTGCAACTATTCCAGTTGTTGCAGCAGTTTGATTAAGTGTTAACTGTGAATGTATGTTAACATCAGCTACATATAGTCTGTTAGTATCAATTAAACCAAGACATCTTGCAGTTCCCATTGAATCACCAGTTACATTCTTTAATTCTAATACAGCACCAAAACCTATAGCACCTTTAATAAGATTAGCTGAATTAGTACTTAATTTAAAATATGATCCTATATTTGTATAAAAACCCTTATTTTCTTTAGTAATAGTTTTTCTTGGTTTCTCTACTAATTTATATTGTTTTCTGTTTGATACTACTTCAAATCCTTTTACATATGCTTTACCCTCAGATAACTCAACAGCATAATAATCATTACCATTAATAGAATTTGCTGGATCTGAAGATGAAGGTTTACCATCTACAATAGTTCTACCATCTTCTAGTTTTGAGCCTGGTAAGAATATACCTCCATTAACACCATCATCTAATGCTTCTTTTACCTTAACACCAAATGGTTTAATAGTATAATGTCCAGATTCATCATATGTTCTTCTTGCTAAATTCTTTTCTAACTCACTATAAAGAGAATTATTTACTTGTACAGTTGGTTCACCATTTTCTAATCTCAATAATTCAATAAAATTAGCATCATCGGTCAACAATAAATTCTGTTTTGTTAATGTTGCAGTAATCTTTAATCTATCAGCGCCTGGAGATGCATAGTTTGTAGTACCTAATGCATTATCATATAAACTATCATCATCAGATGTAGTTGCAATACTTTCTTTTACTTGAAGACCAACTTTATATGATGGTTTATTATTATACTGATCAAGAATAATTGTCTGTGTAGATACTTCTACAAAATATCCTCTAATAAAATATACACCTGCATTAATTGTAGCAGAAGATCCTGTATATGCTGAAGCATTTTGAACAGCAGTAACAGCTACAGATGTACCATCAGAATTTTGAAGTACCTCATTATTTTGGAATTCTAAAGATTGTACATTATTTGTTATATTACCACCTGAAGTATATTTTACATATAAAGTAATCGTATCTTTCTCTGAAGTTTCAGCACTTATAGAATTAACAACTTCTGCTTTAACACCAGATGTTAGACCAGTTAATTCTGTACCTGCTTTAAATGTAGCAGTTCTTAATGTCTCTACTGAAATACCATTAATTAAAGGTTGTATTAAAACTGCTTTATAACTAACACTATAATCTAAGTTGCCTGGAATTACAACAGATCCATCCTTAAAAACGTGCGATCCAAACCTATCAATTTGATTCTGTAAAATTGATTGGAGTGTATTTATTTCTCGTGTCTGGACTGAAAATCCTGGCTTAAAAAGAACCTTTTGGTAATTTTTTGACCGATCAAAATCATCGAAATACGGAGAGATCTTTAGATTAGTAACTTCCATTTAAATAAGGTATTTCTTTTGAGTATTTATCCTAAAATTCGACAACTAACTTGATGTCTTCAATTTGGTCATTAGACCTATTCACTGCTTTTCTGTTCTCTGTATAGATAACAGTTCCACTATGTTTTTTAACTTCTGAACTTGCGTATCCACTAGTCCATGAGGCAGCGGCAATACCAGATGATGCAGTACCGTGAGATACATCTGGTGTTAACACAGTATTACTAGTAGCACCAGTAATTGCATTTGCACCAGTAAAGGCAACTTCTTGATATGTATTAGTACCAGTTTGAGTCTGATCAATATATTCATTCTGATAGTATCTAAGAACTTTATTAACAGTATCCCAATGAATAACTCTACCTTTAGCACCAGTAGTAGCTTGAGTAATAATTTCTCCAGCAGTATATGTGTCTGTAGTAGATGATGCAAACTTAATGGCTTTACAAGCGGTTACTGTAGGATCTATAAGATCTGTTGTAGCACCTGCAACAACAGGATCAGATATCAATCCATATCTTCTAAATTGAGAGTCTACAGGAATATCTCCACTTCCATCTAGGAATTCTAAACTCTTATTAATCATTACACGATAACCACCAAGTTCTAATGATGTATCTGAACCATGACCGCCTGGAGGTGAAATAATAGCCTGTACTGTTCCACTCAAAGAGGTTGTAGATGCGCCAGGCGTCCTTGCAATCGCAGCAGCGGCAGTTGCATAACCAGCAGTTAGTAAAACTGTAGCACGAGTATAACCTTTACCAATTTGATGTAATGTAGCAGAATCAATTTTACCAGAATTAACACCAGTATTTGGAACTACAATGGTTGCTATAGCTTTATTGGAGTTTGAACTGGTATCATTATCACCTAATATAGGACAATAGTAAGTGCCTGGACTGATACTACTACCAGAAGCAGTTACTAGTAACTGTTCAATCGCCCCATCTCTTGCTGCAGATGCAGTTTTTACTGCATTATCAGTTTTTACGGGAATGAAGTCACTAGAAACAAATTTAATATAATCAGCAATATTAATAGTGTATAGATACAACCAACGATATCCATCAGAGGTATCAAATATTGATGTAGTAGTTCCAGTTGGTTCTACAGTAGAAACTTTTCCTGTTGGATTAGTAGGACTTTCTCCATTAAATATACACTTATAAACTTGGTAATTACTATTGATTACATAAAATTGTGCATCATATAGCTTTGATTGACCGTTAACAGAAAGATTACTTGGTGTATAATTATTCTTAAACATATCATACTTAAGTCCAGTCTTCCAAGTGTTTCTCTTAATTACTTTAGAAACATCCGTAGATGATACTCTCTTCATAGCAATCATATCATCATATATTTCATTCATATCATCGAATGAATCATTTGGAGTTGGAGGAGCAAGTTCACTAACTCCAGATACACCACTGTATCTTTCTAGTGTCCAATTTTGAGGTCTACCTGTAAAAAGGTAAATCTTACTTCTATAAGCCTGTGCTTTTGCAGAACTATCTGCCTCTTGAGTATTTGAAGCATCTGAGAATGGTTCTGCTAGAGACTCGATAAACTGCTCAGCCGCAAAGACTCTAAAATTATCTGTGACAAGTGAAGGCATTATTCTTTACAGTTCTGAATTGTTACTTTTATTTATTAGATATAATTATCAAAATATACAATGTCATTTGCGGAATAAGATTGAGCTGTACCGAGAACTCCTCTTGTACATCCCTCTATTCCAGAACTAGTGACTTTTGTATACTCGACAATTTCAGCATTAACTACGTTAGAGACCGTTTTATAAAGGATAACTCTAAACGTATCATAACCAGTGCCAGGATTTTTAACAGTTATTGAAGTAACTGTACCTGAACTATTTAATACTGGTTCGAGGACACATCCAGTTCCCCCACCACCAGTAAGCGTAATATTTATATCACGATCATCATAACCAGTTCCACCGCTAATAATTTCTACCTTTTTAACTTCACCACCTGAAATAAATGGTCTAAATGACGCATTACTACCACTATGAGTACCAGTAACAGTTATTGTTGGTGTATTAGAAGTCATATTAGATGTATTCTTAAGAGCAATAGTCTCTACAGAATTATTAATATTTGATGTAAGTTTAGTTCCCTTCCTTACTTCAGTCTTACTAACTGCTTGTTTCTTATATGTGGATGCATATACAGTTGGGAATACTTTATGGGTATTATAAACATTATAGCCAGGATACTGAATGTCTATTGAACTATTAACTATTTCACCACCATCAGGTATACTTACAGTTGCAGTTGCTTTTGCACCAAGTCCTGTACCTTCTGTTCTTAATACAACAGGATTTTTAAATCCTACACTACCAGCAGTTGTTGTTAGTGCAGATATAACACCATTAGAAATAGTTGTTGATCCTAGATTACCAGATCCCCAAGTAAAGATATTATCACCAGTAAAGGACTGAGTAGTCAAAACTGTAGGTGATACAATTCCACTAATAGTTCTTGCTAATGGTTCTTTTGTTGATGGATCTACTTCTCCAGTAATTTGTAGTTCATCTCCAATTACAACTTCATATCCTCTACTCAATACCTTAACATCATCAGCAGTACCACGGAAATCTAAAATAACCATTTTTGTAAATGTCTGTGCTGAAGTAAAGTACATTTTATTATCAGTTACATAATAATCATATAATGGACTTAACGGATAACCATCTTTAATAACCAAATATTGATTTTCCCAATTCCTTGGTCTTTCTATATGAGCATTTGGATAATAAGATGTGGAAGATTTACTTATAGTAAGTTCAGTAATATTACTCTTATTAGTAATAGTATCTAATTTATCAAATGAACCTACTGATCTTACAGAAATAGTATCGTTAGGAGCAGGATCATCTGTAAGAGTAATTTGTGTTTTATTATCTCCAGTTAGAGTGAAATCTACTTTTGGATCTAAAATTAATCCATTCTTAACAACTAATAGACTTGTTTCATCTGGAACATTGTCATTATCAACTGTTCCTACAGGAGTAAATATTTTTTGATCTCCAGCAGATAATATACATCTAGGATTAGCAGATACAAATGTATGTGTATAATTACCACCAGTAATTACAGAGTTCGCAACACCACTATTAGCAACAAATGTATGTGTTGTTGTATCAGATGATTTACCAACATTTACAGTAATTGTTCCAGCTGCTGCATCCTTTGCCGTTATAGTAATAGGAGCATCATAAGATCTATCACGTTTTCTACTTAAAGAACTTTGAACAGCACTAACAAATGTATGTGCAGTAGTATTAGTAGAAGGTGCAGAATCTAAAACTTGAATATCAAATGTATCCGTTGTTATATTAGAAATAGGAACCCACTTACCACCACCTATTCTATCTGTTGGTCTAGGATAAACATATTGACCAGAACCTTGTAGACAAGTAAATTTAAGAGCACCATCATTTAATTTAATTAAATCACCATCATTAAATCCATGATTAGTAACTTTTATAGTTACAATACCAGTTGTTGGATCATATGTAGTACCAGCTTCTGGTGTCTTAATATCTATAGTAGTTCTAGGATATGAATGATTAGATTGATTATAATCAGCGCCACAAGTAAATGTTACAGCACCATTAGCCAACTTAATAGATTCTCCAACACTAAGTGCATTAGCACCAGTAGTACCAATATGTAAAACTAAATCTCCAGTTGTAGGATCATAAGTTGTGTTATTGCCAGGAGTATAATTTACTAATGGCGATGTACCAACGTTAAGAGTAATAGTATCTGTAGTTACTGCATCAATATTAATATTAGTATTATACTTAGGATCAGTAGTTCTTGGATAAGACTTAATAGCATATCCACTATCCATATTACACTTAAACTTCAATGAATTTGGTTCAATTCTAACATCATCATTTTGTATAAGACCATGATTTGGAATAGTTAATACTAAATTACCATTGGCAGGAGTATAAGTTGCAGCAACTGGAGTAAATCTCTTTCTACCATCATATAAATTAAATACCTTACCAGTATTAGTAAATGTCTGATTTAATTGATCTAATAACTTGAAGATACTAGTAAATTTAATAGCAAATAATTTGCCTGTAGTATGTGCAGTTGCTAATGTAATAGTAGTATCATTAACCCACGTGAAATCACCTAATTCTGCAAACTTCCAAGTATTGTTAGAGAATACTACAATATTATCTCTTTCTCCAGATGCAGCAGATTGTCCTGTACTTAAAGTGTAATTAGATCCAGAAGCAGTTAAAGATCTATGTAAGTTATTACTCATCTTAACCATAAAGATCTTATCTGTTGCTGCTGGTGCAGAAACAAAATCTATAAATCCTCTATTAGCAGTAAGTGAATAATCAGTGCCAGGATCTTGTACAATACCATTAATAGAAACTAATATATCAGCATCAGTAACAACTTCTGATGGAACAAGATTTAATGCAGTTGGACTTGAAAGATTTGAATTTCCTGTAAACAACTTAAATCTTGTTCTAGTACCATCTGGACAGTCGTCAAACTCGTCTACTTGAGTTATAGATGGAATCTTAACTACAAAGACGTTAGTAGGTGCAGGCGATCCAGTATGATCTAATATAATATCATTACCACTAACCGTAAAGTCTGATCTATCAAAGAATCTTGGAGCTCCATCAACATGAACTAATAATCTTCTATAATCTGCTGCACTACTACCTGGCGATGCAGACATAGTTATTTTCCAAGTATTAGAATTTACAGCACTTTGACTAGCAATGGTTAATTCTTGAGAACCATGAGTATAAAGTATCCAAAGTGGTTCTGATGCAGCAGGTGCTGTTGTAAATGTAATTTGACTACCACTTACAGTCCAATCTTGAGTTGGATTCTGTACAACACCATTTCTAACAACCATTAGATCATCAACATCTGGTGGTGTAAATGCAGTACCACTACTATGTGTCAAGTTAAATGTTTGTTGACTACCATTGACTCCAGTTAGATTATCTAACATTATATTTTGATTTACACCATCATAAGAATAATAAGAGAATATAATCTCACCAGCAGCTGGTGCAGTACTAAATGTAATCGCTTTATTTGCAGCAGAAATAGTATAATCTGTGCCAGGACGTTGCATAACACCATTTCTAATAACAAAGAAGTGTTTTTCTAATGCAGGTGCAATTAAAATACCATTTGACGTAATTGGGAAATAAACTCTCTCACCATCAATACATCTAAACTTATCTAAAACAACATTATTAGTACTTGTTGGAACAAGTTGTCTATTAAAAAATGGTATCTTAATATTATCAGTAGTTAATGGAGGATCTACAAAAGTAATTAAATTACCAGTTATTGAATAATTTGATGTACTTGGTTCTAAAAATAGTCCATTTTCAATTACAAATATATCAGTAAGATTAGCAACATACTGAGGAACCCCTTTATCAGCTAAATTCCATTGTACCCTAGTACCAGTCTGATCTTGACCTAATCTATCAAGAATAGCACCTCTACCATCATCTGTGTTACTTAAGTAACTACTTACATAATCTATAAGTGTACATCTAGTAGTAGCTTGAGGAGCATCACTAAAGATTATTTGTTGACCTACAATTGTATACTTATCATGATCTAATACGTAACTAGATACGCCTGGATTTACTTGATAATCATCATCCATATAAACTACTAAACTTTCTTCTCCATTTACAGGACTATAATTAACACCATTTCTCTTCAATGTAAATGTCTTAGTACTTCCATTAAATGTAATTGGTTCTAGAACTTCAACAAAACTAGATGAATGTGAAGGAGATGTATATGTAAATCTAGTATCAAAGCCTCTTACTGAGTTTGTTCCAGTACCATACACAGTACCACTAATATTTCTTGCTCTTAATTCATATAATGCATCAGGAGTCTTAGAAGCATTTGATTCTATATGATGATTAAATCTCTTAGTTGTGCAACCTAAAATACCTTGAATTTGATTATCATTCCATGTAGCGGTATTTACAATAGCACATGTAGTATCTTCATCAATATACCAACCAAATATATCAGCAGGATTTACAGTTTCACTAAAAGTAATTACATTATTACTAACACTATAATTTGAAGCAGGAACTAAATGTGTTTCAAATACAGATGTGAAGAATATAAGTAACTTACAATTAGAACTAGGTGTATAGTTCATTGTAAACTGTGTACCAGCTGATCCAGTAAATGTCAAAGAATTTAAGTTTTGATGTCCTACAGCAAATACACGAGAATTATCAGATGGACTAGCACCAAGATTAACTGTATTATTTGATACAGTCATATTTGCAGGGTTTTGAACAGCACCACCAATAGAAATCATAACCTTACCAAGATTACTAATAGAGTAACTACTACCACCTTTAGTAAAGGATAATGTAGTATCTGTAGTTGTAAGAGTCTGAGAATCTAAAATATCAAACTTATTTACATTAGGATGATAATAGAATATCTCATCACCATTAGTTACTGGAAAATTAGGAACAAATGTCTCTGCACCGACTGCTGGAAATGTTAAATTTGGATCATTAGCAATAGTATAACTATGTTTTGGTTCTTGCCATATACCTTCCCAGAAAATTAGATTCTTATCTGTAGCATCACTATCTGGTAATGTAAATGCATAAGCATCTGGTATAGTAAGTACTAATTCACCTATTTGGAAACCAGGCCCACTTCTAACCATAAATTTAACAAAATATTCACCTACATCTAAAATACGTGCTATAGTTTTACTTGTAAGTCCTATAACATAATCACCAACACTAAAACCACTAGTACCACCGAATATAGCTGTCTGAGTATAACATTTAGTTAGTCCAACCTTTAAATCCAACTCTTCTGATAGAGTTGTTTTAAATATAACACTACTTGCGAATACATCAGCAGGATTATCAAATACATTATTTCTCTTAGCAATTAATTTTCTACCAAACTGTTTAAATCCTGCTGGGTGTGTATTAATATCCTGTTTATCCATCCACTCTTTGGTATCTCTAGAAGTAGTTAAAGAATAAGACCAATCTTGATAATAATGACTATCTAATACTCTTTGTAGATTCTCACTAGGATTACCAACAATATCCTTTCTAGTTTTCTCTAATCTACCATATGGATTTACTTTAGCATATGCTTTAGATCGTCTTATACTTGTAATTTTACCATATATCAATCCATCTGATGTATAAACTACATTTTTATCATTATCTGCATTAAATTGACCAGCATTTTCATTAAAGACTAAAGTTGAAGTTTTTTCACTAAAACTAACAATAGTAGCTTCAATAGGAATAGGGAATATTTGTGAATTTATACTACCAGTTAATTTATTTCCAGCTATTAGTCTTTTTCTTCTAATAGATGCTTTAAGTAAAGCACCAGAACCATTTGTAGAAGAAATAGTTATAGTTGGTTCTTTATCAAATCCAGCACCACCACTTATAACTTCTATTTTAGTAATAGTACCATAAGCAACAGTTGCTTTAATATTTGCATTACCAATAGATGCATCTGTTCCATCAGCAACAACATTATTAACTAATATCTTTGGAACATTATCATACTCTTTACCACCAGTAGGATTAACACCATTTGGATCATCTAATATAGTAATATCAGAAATTTCAAAATTATTAATTATTTTCGCTGTAGCAGGAAGATTTAGATAGTAATTAACATTTTCATTACATGTAAATCCTGTACCTATACTACTATAAACAACATTTCTTAAACTACCAATAGTATTAGAATTAGTTTGTATTATTGCTTTACCATCTCCAGCAATTGTATCTAGATCACCTTTTTTAACAATTTTAGTAACTTCTGGTAGTAATCTATATCCAAATCCTTCACTAGATATTGAAATAGTATCTATTGGGCCTGTTGCACTATTAGATTTTGCTGCATAATATAAACCAGTATCACTATAATCTACTGTACTACCAGCAAATTTAATAGTAAACTTATTATTACCAGAATCTATATCAGTTACTATATGAGATCCTTTATAATCATTTACCTTATTAATTACGTAAATATAGTTTCCAGTAGTTAAGTATAATGTATCTGGTATCTTAGATGCATCTAACTCTATATTATTACCAATAGTATCTGCAACTTGGAACCATTCATTAATTTGATCAATTTCATACCATATTGAAACACTTTCTATTGGAGGGGTTTTAATATTATACTTATACTTAGAATTTAGATTTAAAGCATAGATCTGTTTATTAGCAAAAGAATCTATTGGTTCACCAGTTCTTATAGAAACTTGTACATTATCAAGTTTATTAATTTGTGAACTTACTGATCCTCCAGCATTATTAAGTGTTACTTCTACAAGGTCTAACTCACCAGTATTTGGATCTATTGGTTGGTCATAATCAAAATAAACATAATCTCCAATTGCTAATCCATGTGGTTGATTTGTTTCAAAAGTTACTGTTAAATTATCAGCTGATTTCTGAAGTTCTAAAGATCCATCAGTTTTCTTTCTAAGATCTTTACCAACAATTCTAGATACAAAAGCAGAGAAATCACTACCATAAGTTAATGTATTATCAACTATAACTCTATCACCAATTTGATAACCATCACCTTTTGCTTCAATTATTACACTATCAACAGTTCCTTGAGTAGTTTCAGCAGTTTTTGCAATAGATCTATTTAATCTTACATCTTCTTGTGGATATTCATTATTAGCAGGAAGTCCATAGAACTGTTTATATCCATTTACAAGTTTAGGAATTTCATTGATTTGTTTTTCATTTGCTCTAGTAAATGATTTTGGAATTTTATCATTAGTTCTAGCTTGAACGTTCATATAACCATCACATTCACCAGCAAATGTATCTCCTATAAAATATGGGAATCCATTAGCAGCAACACCTGATGCAGTAATTAACTGGTTAGTAATACCATCATGGGATTGTGTAGTTATGAAATAACAATATCTACCTTCTGGGAAATCTGGTGTTACACAGAATCTACCATTATGTTTGTCCAACATATCCTTTGCATCAATGGAGGGTGGGGCCTCATAATAATAATCTTCTATAAATGTACCTATTGGATATTCTGTTATACTAGGCCCACCTTCTCTTTCTGGAAGGACATACGTAGTACTACCATCATCAGCAGTTACTTGTATTCTTCCAGTCGTACTAGCAGTAACCGTTTTATATCTTAATACATACTGAGATTTTAATTCAATAAGAGGACTGTTAAAGTCATTCCTTTTCTTATGAACTTTTTTTGCACTATAGAATGGAATACCATCATAAGAAACTCCCATTACTGGAGTATGAACTGGTAGTGCAAATAATTGTGTTAGATAATTAGAATTAGCATCTGCCCATACTTTAAATGGTTTAGAACCAGTTGGATTCAATGGACTAATAAGAGAAGAATCTACAGAAGATGTAATAGTAGCAGATCTTGCATTACCAACATTTTTTTCGTA